TATCGTAATGCAAATTCAAAAAAGAAATTGGCCACAATTGAATCGTTAGTCGACATAGAATCTATGTTTAGATGTTACAAAGGGGACGAATTGCCGACCAGATATCTCAAAAGCTACCTGAATTAACACTACGATATCACTAGAATGTCAAAAGAAGACTTGATACCTGGGAAGAAGGGCCAGAGCGGCAACCCGAAAGGGCGCCCGAAGAATAAGCCTATCACCGCAGCGATAAAGGCGATGCTCGACAAGGACGACGGTAAAGCCTTGGACGCGATTGCAGCCGTAGCGGTGAGGGAAGCACTCAAGGGCGACTTCCGGTACACGAAAGAGATCATCGACCGAGTAGAAGGTAAGGCGCTCGAAACGCTGAACATCAGCGGGGAGATGGACATCGCACAGTACCCCGGCCTGACCGCCGCCCAACAGGCGAAGATAGCCGAGATGGAAGATGGGCCGGGAGAAGAAGACCACGCTGGATAGAGGAGAAGGAGCGATGGGAATATGGTTCACACCAAGAAATCCGAGCATTATTGACATTCACAGGGCCGAAGTTGCCGAGCAAGACGCTAGGCGAGCGGAACTGCGAAAGCGATACCCCCACATGAGGTCGTGCGGTATTGGCATGATGGTATACGATATGTGGGAGCCTGGGATGTTCTGCCGTAGGTTGTTGGCCGAATTCGGATAAACCCGTGTGCAAAAACCCCGAACCAATCAAGAACTGTGGGGATTCATCTACGCCCACTTCGGAATTGCGCTCCCCTACCGGGCGTACACACCCGGACACAGCAGCCCGTTCGGATTCATCGCTGATGGATTCTTTAATCCTGGAAAGGATATCGCTGGCTGGGCCTGTCGATCAGGAGGGAAGACGCTCGGCTCTTCCATCCTTGCCCGCTTGGAATTTCTATTCTCGGTGGGGTTACAGGGTCGAGTGTTGAGCGGTAGTGCTGATCAGGCGAAGAACCTGTACGGGTACTGGAACAAGTGGGTTAGCACAATCTACCCCCAACAGTTGCATGGCGCCCCGCTGATAGCCAAGACGAAGATCAACGGGGGCAAGCTTGAGATACTCACCGCATCGCAGAAGTCGGTCCGAGGTCCGAAAGTACAGCGGTTGTACATTGACGAACTGGACGAAGTGGACGCTGAGCTTGTCGAGGCCGCAAGCGGTATGCTGGCGACCCGACCAGGCAAGCCCGCCAGGACGATCTATACGTCCACATGGCACCGCGTCGGCGGCTCAATGGGCAAGCTGATGGACACGATACCGGGTAACGGTGTCACGCGCCACCTGTGGAACATTTGGGAATGTATTTCCCAATGCGGAGAAGAGAGACATGAGCACGGAAGAAACTGCGGGGAGTGCCCGCTTGGAACCGATTGCCTTGCTGCCCGCTCGCAGCGGATCCGTACCGTTGGGCGAGGTGATAATGGAACACCGCGCGATGCTCAACCAGTTGGTATTGCAGCAGAACGTCATGGCATCTTTGCTGTCGAGGATGCAATCAAACGATACCGGACACTGAGCCGGGCAACAATCGACGCAGAATACCTGTGTAAGCGACCCTCGCCGGACGGCATGGTTTATCCCGCGTTCGACCCACATAAGCACTGCGTGGACAAGGCGCCCGAACGTCTGGACGTTTACCGCACGATTGACTGGGGCTACCGCACGTTTGTTTGCCTGTGGATAGCCAAGGGCAAGGGCGTTGACGCTCCTGTGTGGCTCCTAGACACGTACAAGGCTGAAGACGGGACGCTCAAGCAGCACGCCGATTACATCAACACCCACCCGATAAAGAACATCAAGGCCACATTCTGTGACCCTGCTGGTAGACAGCACAACGACCAGACGGGCCGGACGAACATGGCGGAGATGGGTGGGTATCTGGGCGTTCGTATCCGATGCCGGGTTGACCGGCGCAGCACGGACGTTGCCAATGGTATTAAACTGGTCACGAACTACATCGACCCCGCCAGCGGCCCGCCTAAGTTCCATATCGTAGACACGCCCGCCAACCGGGCTACGGTCAAGGCGTTGCAGTCATACGAGAACATGAAGGTCAACGGGATATACATTGACAAAGTGAAAGACCCGCAGGAGTTCGAGCATATCCCAGACGCCCTAAGATACTTCTTCATCAACACCAGTCAATCAACGGCTATGACTGACATTCCGACAGGTTCATAATGCCAATCGACCCGACGACCAAACACACATTATACAACGAATACGCGGACCAGTGGCAGCAGAATGTGGACTTTGCGGAGATGCGCAAGTCTGTGTTAGACGAAGGCACGTACCTGGATAGGTGGGGCGACGATCCGAAAGAAGTGATCTCACAGTACAACCTTCGCAAGAAGATGTCCATGACACTCGACCTGTCACCGGATCTGATCGAGATGCGGTTGACCGAGTTGTTCCGGGTAGCTCCGAAGCGGTCATTTGAGGAATCACCGTACAAGGCTCAGATAGAGCGGTTCCTGGAGAACGTGGATACTGGCGGAACGTCGATGGACGCATTCATGCGCAGGTCGTCCAAGATGATGCTGGTCAACGGGATTGATATTCTCGTTGATAAGACGGTGTCGGAAATCGAACCGCTGACGGCGATGGATGAGAACACATTGCCGTTCCTGTCGGGTTTCGGTCCTTTGGAGCGATACGATTGGGCGGTTGACCACGCGGGCCGGTATATCTGGGTGATGTACTTCCTGGGCGAAGAGGCCGCACAAGAGCCCGGTGACGAATCCGAGGGCGTGAAGCGATATGTGCTGTATACGCGCGACTCTGTAACTGTCTATTCGGTGGACTCAGACGGTAACCAGACATCCGAAACACGCCCGCACACGATGGGCCTTGTTCCGGTCGTTCAGTTGTACTGGGGCCGATCAATTCACGTTGACCAGAAGGCTATCGCAATTAGTCTTATGGACGAACTCGCCCCGCTGGCCCGGTACATGCTCAACCTTGTATCGCAAGGCCAGTTTGATCTCTACATGACGGTAGCGTTCTTTGTGGCGATTGGGTTGACTCCCGATGAAGTGAGTAGTGCCGTTGGCGCCGGGATTATCAAGACTATCCCGATAGCTGAAGGCGACTTTAAGCCCATCGTCACGCAAGTTGACCACATCAAAGAGAAGGGCGCCTGGATTGACCGCCTCATGGTCACAATGATGCGGAAGGGTAAGTTGTTGGGTCTCAACGCTTCTCTTGAGGGCCGCGCGTCTTCGGGCGTGCAGGTCATGGTGGAAGCCAGCCCGTTGCACAGCGAACTGTCGAGCGTGGCTGACATGCTGGGCGCCGCCGACCAGGAGATAGTCCGTCTTGCGATATCGAGAGTGGAAGGGAAGCCTATCACACTCGACGAACTCGGCTACACGGCGGTCTACAACAAGGTCTACACGCTACAATCACCGAAAGCCTTGATCGAAGAGGCTAAGCAGTTGATGGATGTCGCGGGCATTGAGGAAGTTTCGAGTCTCGGGCGGCTACAGTTCCGCAAGATACTTGACGTTCTGGCCCGCCCCGGTTCCGATGAGCACAAAGAGGCGTTAGAACAGTTGAAAGCCTTTAACGGCACGAGCATCATACCGAGCCTTCCGCCCGTGGAAGACGGCGATGAGTAATGGCAAAGCAGATAGTAGCAGCAGTTCGCCTCAAGCGCAAGGTGCTGGAAGGCGTCAATATGCAATCGGATGTCCTGGATATCCTGACTGCGTACACTCGCCAGGTGATGTTCACCCGCCCCGGACCTGAAACAACGCGGATGCGCAATGAGCTTATCAGGCTCATGCGTGCCAAGTACTTTCCGATAGCCGAGGAGTCGGGCCATAAGTCAGCGGTCCCTGTGCTGGATAAGATTGGCGGTGAGGCGGCGGTAGAGTCGGCGTCACCGATCACAGGCACGCCGGCGAGAGTCTTTTCGGCGTACCGGACGAACAATACACGCTGGTTTGCCGAGGAGGTCAACGCTGGTACTTCCGCACTGTCGTCAGAGTTAAGGGCTGAGATTGCCCGAGCGAGCCGTGACGGTATCGCACAGGCTCAGATGCGGACGGACGTTATCAACTCGTACAAGGCCGAACTGAAAGCGATCAAAGCCAAGCGTAAGATATTGCGGGCTGCTAATATTGACGTAGCGAACGCAGAAGCCACAGGCGACCTGAGGGCGATCAAAGCCGCCAAGAAGGAAGTAGCGAAGGCAAAAGCCGCTACCCGCCGGGTTTCTACCGCGATGGGCAGGCTTGAGAACAAGGTGCAAGGCGCCGCTCGGGACGCTGTACGTCGTGAGACTCAGCAGGCACAGTTCGCCAGCTACCGCCAAGCCGGATACCATACGTTCACTTGGGTAGCGGTCGGCGGTTCGCTTGCTTGTCCCGATTGCGATGCTCTGCACAACGATACTCGGAGCGTCCGTGAATGGCAAGGTCAGATGCCGGGCGACGGTCACACCGTTTGCCTCGACTCGTGCATATGCGAGCTTGTGCCTGACCAGTTCATCGACAAGAAGCTCCCCATCAAGGGGCCAGTCAACCCATACCTGTTCAAAGAGTTGAAGACGGCTCCCAAGACGGTAGCCGCACCATCAAGGGCCGCAAGTACGGTAACGCGAGAAGTTGCCCGTAAGGCCACGAAGAAGGCGGCTCCGAAAGCGGTAGCGAAACCGAAGGCTCCGAAGTTCACCCCCGCCAAGACGGTTAAAGAAGCGGAAGATTGGGCA